CGTATAACACCGTACACGACACTCGTTTATTTTGAATTCACAAGAGGTGATGAAGAACACGTCAAAATTGGGAAAACAACAGCTTTTTTTCATAGGCGGTCGCGATATCATTTTATCACGTCATTCTGCTCATTATTTCCAGGAAGGAAGACGTATCTATGTTTACCATAATGGAGTACAGATAATGGAGCGAATTGATTTGACTAAATTAGCACTTTCAGTCGCCAGCAAGGATTATGCAGTCTATAGGTTTGGATCGAGAGTTCCAGCGAGAAGATCTAGCATCCATCACTTTGTCACCCGACAAGACCTTGGAGTTATTTTTCGACCAAGTCTCACCGTTCATTGTGTTAACTTACACGATATGAAATCTCCCGGTACAATACATCGTACAGAAGGAGTTGCTCACGACGTTGTTAAATACACGATAGACGACGAGAAAGTCTTATTACGAGACTTATTCACCTACAAGATTACTTCAGTCCAAGTTGGTCATAGCGGATCCCCTGTCTTGTTGCATAACACTCGTGTTCCGCACAAGATTTTGGGTTTACATTCCGCCTGGGATGAATCTACGACCGATGGCTATTTGACAGTAGTAGACCAAGAGTCCCTCTATGAGTTAGTGAAAACTATTGACGAGAGGGTCGGAGCTTGTAAAATTGCTTCCGAAGAATGTTTCAATCCAGAGATATTAGACAATGAAGTGGTTGCTCAGATGGACTGGTTTCCGCAAGGAGACTGTGTTCCTTTGGGCGTTCTCCGTCCTGAACTGTCCCCTTCTTCGATGGAGAGAACAGATTTTAGGAGATCACCGATTCATGGAGTAGCATTTCCACCGGCAACGCGCCCTCCTCTGACTCGCTCAGAGATTGTTAACTTGGGTTTCGATCCAATGAGAAAACAAGTAGAAAAATATTGCTATCCAACCATTCCATGGGCTCCACAAGACGTGAAGAGAATAACACAGAATGTCGACGATATCGTACTGAATGCTTTAAGACCACAAAGAATTCCAATCTTATTACCGCTAGAGGAAAATATTAAAGGAAACCCATCATTCCGCTTTATGCAATCAATTAACATGAATTCATCACCAGGATACCCAGATGTTATCTGGAAGAAAGGAAAAGGAAAAATGTGTATGTTTGAAGAGAATGGAGAGTTGACTTTAGCCGCGAAAACTAGCATCGGCGAGCGAGAGTTTCAAGCTGCACAGGGCAAGAGGGTAGAATCTCTATGGCTCGACTGCAAAAAGGACGCTCGCGTAGCTAATGAAAAGTGCGAAGCAGGTAAGTGTCGTGCTTTTGTCATCGGAAATTTCTCCTTTTTGATACTTGTTCGCAAGTACTTTGGGGACTTTATGACGGCTTGGTATGACGCTCACTTAAATTTCTTCTCTAGTATCGGAATTGATGTCGATTCACCCAAATGGTCCCAATTATATATGAAGATGAAATCAACCTCACCTTTGGTTTATGCGGGAGATCACAGCTCAATCGATGGACGGTTGATGAATGAATTCATTGATGGATTCGGGGAATGTGCCAACAAATTCTATCGGCAGTTCTCTGACTACACAGATGAACAACTTCAAAGACACGAAGTCGTAAGAGCAGTGTTAATGGACGAACTTAAATTCTGCGTCCACGCATGGTTTAACAACGAAGTACGTCGTTGGGTAGTGTATCAGACTTTACAGGGAAATCCTTCGGGAAATCCTATGACAGTGCTTTTAAATACCTACGTTAACGCGTGCTATATGCGTGGTGCATGGATCGACATAATTCGAGCATTCAAATATTTAACACCCGAACAATTATCTTCTCACGAATTTATAGTTTCTAGTTTGAATGACCACACGACTTCCATGATGGACTTTTGCGAAGCAGTTGATGAAAATTATTACGGAGACGACAACGTTAACGCTGTAAGCGAACGCGCTGCTTTCTACAATCAACATAACATCTCAATAGTGTTGGCTCTCCATGGGCTGACATTTACAGCAGCAACAAAAGATGACACTGATAACCTCCTCATGCCAATCGAGGAATCGACTTATTTGAAGAGAGGTTTTAAGGTTGATGCCCGCTTTCCCCTAGTGGTGCATCCCTGCATGGACAAAATAACAATACAAGAATTAACAAATTGGGTCAGACGAGATCTTGATCCAGAAGCAGCTTTGACCGACAATCTAGTCGAAGCTTGTAAATTTGCGTACCATTGGGGACAAGAGTACTTTGAACAGTTTCGGGAGCAAGTACTCAGAGCGTGTCACGTTCGCAACGTACGGGTCCTATTACCTACATTTTGGGATCTTGATGAAGCGTTCGTTGATAAGTTTACGCTCGGTGTTTCTCTGTGTGATTAGGAGAAGATGTTAGTTCAAGGGATTAATTCGCCCTGTCGTATTCTGTACAAAATCAGTCCAGTCTACTTTCGGCTTAGGAAAATCATTCCGAGAGCTTTAAATTTCATCTCAAAAACGTAGTGAAGGAGTCGCGATATACTAATTCTTATTGCTTAACAATAAGTGTGACTCATAGAAAAATTAG